CGCATAAGTTCAAAATGGCAAATCCTGATTTTACATTTGATGATTCAGAGAGGCTGAACATCGAGCCCTTCAGGCCAGATGTAGCTTACACTACATTTGACCTGATGCATAAACCCATCATCAAAGACATCCGGATCTTCTTCTTAAATGCAGGGAAGCTGAAGAAGAAGCTAACAGCATATCCCAAGGCGGAGATTACTGTTAAATTTGGAGACTGGACTGTTACTGTCAAAAATACACACAATCCAGCATTGGGAACTATCAAATTGGCAGAAACTGATTTGACCTTGCATAGAATATCTGGATTCTTAGCTTTGAAGCTTTTAAAATTATGCTCTTATGGGCAAAATGATCAGGCTGAACTGATTCGTGCAGAAGTTGTCAATCCTATTGCTGAAAGTCAAGGAGTGACTTGGCAAAACTCCAATGTAGATATGTATCTCAGCTTCTTCCCAGGAACTGAATTCTTTTTAACTGAGTTTAGAATGTATCCACTTGCGATTGGATTGGTCAGGGTGAAGAAAAATCTGATGAAGCCAGACTTCTTAGTTAAGATGCTGAGACAGAAGTACGATGGTAAGGACCCAGCCAAATGGATGGTTGAAGATATTGGCAAAGTAACTGCAGCAGTGAAAGAGGTCTCTAAACATCCTCTAATCAAAATGAATCTGGTTCCGCATATCAAAACATTCCTTACTCAGATGGGCATTGGAACTGGGGGGTTACTGCTGTAAACTACATAATGGGGTAATTAATCAAATAATTGGCTAGGGGCAAAATTGGGGGGGATACAAACAGTTTGACATATGGGTGGGT